TTCCGAATAAACTCATTTCAAAAGCTACAGCTCTGAGGTGTTTACTTGCTTCACTCTCTTCAAGCTGGTCGTGGATGGTCTTTTCCATCTTCACGGCCGCTTCTTTAGCTGGTTCAAAGGTAAATGCTGTTGGCGTTACGCCGGGCCCGGGACGAAGGTTCTCTTCTACCCGTTCCAGCTTATTAGCCATATCACCCAGATTATCGAGGATCTCAGGACGTGCCGTAGTCGCATTTGTCCGGCGTGAAGGTTCCCCCGTTGCCTCTGCAATCTTTTCTTCGGTTACTTCCTGTGGGTCAAAATGGACAGATCCTGCCATTCCAACAGGTTTGCTAGAAGACTCAACCCCGATGGGGAATTTGCTTCCTGCAAAAAGGACATCAACAATCTGAGCATATGCCGCCAATACCTTAGTTTTGGTAATCTTAATAAATGCTTGTGATTTTTCTGTATCGGTAAACTGAACATCGGGGCCATATAGACCACGGTAGTTTCGATACGAGCGGAGCCAGCGTGTTTCATCTGTTTCTCGCCAAGATTTAGATTTGTTATAACGGCTTTCAATCCACCCGACTACGCCGGATAGTTCAAAATCATCTGAGGGATCTTGGGCGTCTGCTAACCCTATAGCTCCATCTTCAATATCCATGTCTTCGGGACGATCTACTATTGCCATGCTTTAATATCCAAATCTCATACTTGCCGGTTTCCAAATGGGCTCTGGTTTCTTCCCCCAACTATCGAAGGGAGATGCCGCCCGAGGCCGGCTCATTATTCCGTAGCGAATGCTGTCATATGCGTGGTCGCTTCTGTAACGCTGATCGATGTCTTCCCCACCCTTCGGGTCATTGGGAATTACAGGGAGATCTGCGATAGCCTGTCGGCAGTTATTGAAGAACACGATGCCGGGGCTTCCCGTCTCTTCGTCTACCTTCAGTAATTCATGAAGTCTGTTACGCCCTGCTATTCGGGCTCCGGCAGAACGATCACTCGGACGCCAACGGCATCCCATCGTAATCATTTCTTCTGCAATACTCGGGCCTATTTGGCCTCTGTTGTGCCAACAGGATGAGTCAAGAATACCATACTGTAAATTCTCACCGTGTTCGAGCTCAAGTATGGCCCTAGCTAAATCTTTACCGGTGTGCTTACTAACGTATAGTTCCCTATATACTATCAGAGTTTCCCATGACGGGTCAATGGCATACCAGTGAACAGCCGAGTATGAGCTGTAGCCGAAATCACAAGATCTAAACCTCCGCCAATCGTGTGGTATGTCGAAAGGTTCGACAACGTGTACGCCCTGTTTGAACTCAGGGAAGGCCGCTCCTTCAGCAATTGCCCAATCACCTTCCAGCAATTGGCGTCTTTGCATTTCAGGAAGAGAGAGAAGGTTGGCTTCATAACTGCCCTCTTTGAACAGATACGGATTGTCCTTGAGGGTTGCAGGAATAAACCGTCTGAAGAATAGAGGTATGCCAGCTTTCTCATGATGTTCCGGGTAAGTTAATGTTTCGCCTGTTTCGAGGTCTGTTGCCGCAAACGCCGTATTTGGCGGAGATGGGTCAATAAACATCTGCTTAACCCACTGGTGACCCGGGCCACCGGGGTTAGTAGTAGCTCGCATGAATATAGGAAGATCCGGGTCAGTTGTTCTGAGACGGCTTCGCATATAATTCCATGCAAACGGCGTACTGTGTTGAGTAAGTTCGTCAAAGCCGATGTAACTAAAGGCTTGACCTTGGTAACGTAAAACATCTTCTTCTCGTTCAAGATACGTCATCCATAAACGTGCACCACTCGGGAATACCCACTGGCTTTTCTTTTCCTGCCATTTCGCTCCCGGGTACGCTTGCGGGTACAGTTCTTGACTCTTCCATACAAGCTCTCTGAGTTCATCGTTGGTACGTCTAAGGATGAGTCCGTTGAAGTTAGGATTTCCAAAATACCGGAGGGGATCTGCGAGTAATCCCATCGATTTGCCTCCGCCGGCCGCTCCGCCGTAGAGGACTTCTCTTTCGGGTGCCGCCAAAAATTCTGTTTGGGGGCCGGGGTTTGGGCTAAAGACAACCTCTTTTTCTTTTGGTTGTGCTTGGAAGTCGAGCGTATCGCTGAACTGACCCTGTTTGGGTGGCGCACTGGGAACGTCTTCTTCTTCCCCATTTAAAGCACTGATCTTTTTCTTAGTTGCTGTGAGACTTCGCTTCGCCGCCGCTTCACGCAGTTTGAGATCATGGAGTGCCTTCTCCTCTTTGGATTTAGGTGCGTTCTTTTTCTTACGCTGTTTGAGCTGTTTTATCCGGGGGTTCTTATTATCACCACGGTTACGCTTCCATGCGTTTGCAATACCTTGGTGAGATACTTCCTTACCGGAATTCTCGCTCAACCACTGTGCCGTCTCACGGTAGGAATTACCTTGATCAAGATAATCCATTGCCTTTTCGAGAAACCCTATGAAGTGCCAATCAGGCACCAATACGAGCGGGTCATCCTCTGACGGCATATACCCCATCGGAATATTCGATGTGGCATACTTCCGACTTTTATTTGGCCATTTATTCGGGGTCGTTTCCGTTGTCATATTCGGGCTCAATCTGCTTTGGTGGCAGAATAAAAATACCCCCCTCTGGCCCCTTAACTTCTACCTGTTCCTTTTTAACAAGGCCGGCTCGGTCAAGGATTTGGCTTGCCGCACTAACTGCATTTCGTGCACCCATTGCGGAAGGGTCGTTCAATACATCAACCATGCTGAACGTGGCCTTCGGCGCATTCATTGCAATCATCATGCTGGCCCGTTCGACAATCTCATCACGGATAGGCGCAACAGCCTCTGCAATCTTCGTTGCATCTGAGTACCCTGCAATACGCATCGCGGCGCGGATGTCTCCACGCGCTTCTCCGCATAAGGCTTCTAAAAAAGCCTCTTGCCGTTCGGTTATCTTTTTCTTCGCGGGTGTGTCTGACACTTAAATCACCATTTTTTACACGACCAATATCGCGCCGTGAATTTATCCTTGGCGGTGTCACAGTTATGTCGTGCTCTAAAGCTCTTGCGGCGATCAGGGTTATCACGCTTAATTTCCATATTAGGGTCGCCAAAGCGAATTAGCTTGATCTGATCATCCTTCTTAGCAAGAACGGCAAACTTCTTACTGCCACCACTTGTCCTTTTGGGCTTATTATACCCTGCAAAGGTTTCATCACGGTATTTGATCCGGCCGCTAGGCATACGCTTAACGTCTTTGGTCGTAGCCATGTGATTACTTCTTTTTCTTTTTCATAACGTGCTTACCGCCGTATGCGGCTGTCTTAGCCATACACTTACCAGCGGCCTTACACTTGGCTTTGGTTGGACAATTAGAACAATTCTTAAAGGCAACTTTCTTAACTGCCTTACCTTTGTTCGCCTCGACAATCTCACCACGCTTGGTTTTCTTGCCTGACTTTTTATCCTCTTCTTTACGGCGTTGTTCCGCCATGCCGCCGGAGCTCATTGCCGCTTTATCACGGCTTTTATTCACATCTAGTTTCTGGAGCTGAGAACCAATTTTCATGAACCCACCTTGGTTCATTTTGACCTTCGAGGCCGCTTTGGTTGATGCACCGCAATTTGCATATTTCATTTCAAATGATCCCTATTTCGCTGGTTTTGTCCACTTGACCCTTTTGGAGCCCGTTTTTTTAGATTTTGGTTTGCTTGATTTGCATTGGGCCATCGTGGGCCTACAGGCGGGATACTTGTCACGCTTCTCACCCTTCTTACGACCACAGGGTTTGCCCGTATTACAGTCAACCCAGCCCTTTCCATCATTCTGTCCAAACCACTTAGCGAGTCCGCCCTTGGCGTATCCATTCGCTTTATCGGAAGTTGTTACGAGGCCACCACCAGCCGCATAAGCTCCGCTGGCTTTCTTTTTGCCATCGAGCCCGGGCTTAGTTCCCTTGCACACCTGTACCGCGTACCCGTTCGCGTAGGCACTCGGGTACGTCTTGTACTTCGATTTCGCCGCCCTCTTGCCCCGGGCGCACAGCTTCGGCATGATCGTAATACTCACTGTAGCCCCGGAATTCGGTGGCATGATGTTTATATTGGTACGGGGAAATTAAGCCCTCTTCTAACAAATACTGACGTACCTGTTCCTGAGTAAGCTTAACGCCAGTAGCCGCTTCAATTGCGGCCCTGATGTACACGAGATTAATATTATTGGATTTTGAAGACAAGGAGCCTCTGCCCATTGTTATAACACTAGTCGTATTTTATTGCAACACCTAGTGTAACATTTGTAATGTGCGTTACTACGGATGGAGCTATTGACGAATTCTCATATCCGTGCTAAAATCTAATCGTTGATGGCCGGGGGTAATACTACTAACCCATGACTCATACGGACAAGATTCCCTGTGAACATCCCGGTTGATATAAATCGAGTTCTTTCCATCGTAATCTTCACACCGTTCAAAGACTACGGACATATCCTCAAGACATACTAGAGCGAAGATATCACAATCTCCTGTCTCGTATTCCCGGAACGTAGTTGTCTTACCTTTTTTAATGCTAAATAGCCGTGATCCTGTCGCGGCTTTTTTCGTTTTAACATC